TGCACCAAACAATAATAAAATTGATATTGAATATTATGAAGTGGATTTGACAAAAGTGAGAAAAGAAGAAGCGATTGGTGGATATAACATTAATACAATGCAAAGAACAGGGCTTGACTTGGTTGATGAAGTGTATTTGAAATTTTCGGAACTTCCAGCATTCATTGATGTTCCAGATTTTTCAAACGATAGTGCGGTAGCGGCTGTAATGGCGACAAAAGCTAAAAATATAAATTCAGGAATGTTTGAGGCGGTAGCTTTAATAAATGCACCTGCGGACAAAAGATATGATGAAATCGTATCTTGGAAAGATAGCAAAAATATAGTAGGAGAAGACCAGATAATTT